CAAGGCATAGCCACCCCAAGTAGGTCGTCCCCGCAAATGCGGGCGACCGACGGGTGGTTATGGAAGTCGCGGCATGCCAGGGTGGCCTGTTGCCAGGCCCATCCATGGTAAATACAGAGGATAGACCACGTCGTCGGGAGCCCCATAAGGATCCCTCGTGTGGTTACCTCCGTATGCCCGTCGGGCCATGTAACCTCGATGGGCCCCGTCCCAAGACGGAGTCCATGGAGTTCTGCCGGCAAGAAGCGCCCGGAATCCTCAAACCCATCGACAATTGCTTTGGCAACTGCGAGAGGAATGAGGTCCGTGGCGGCCTTCAAGTCGGAAGATAAAACATGACCGACGGCACCCGCGAATTCGGAGCCAATCTTCCTAGGCTCACCTTCCCTGACGTGCCTCGTTAAGGGCCACTTACGTAGCCCCATATCAAGGCGCCGCCGGGCGAGGTCACCAAGGACCAAGGCGTGACGCTGCATAGCGGTCACGACCCGAACTTTATGACCCCGCTCCCGGATGCAGGCGACCCTACCTTTGGGATAGGGTGGCCAAACGTCAGAGAAGGCAGCCCCGACGAGACGGATTTCCGAGAGAAGCACATGCCATTGATGAGGCATGTGTTCAGGCGGAGGTTCAGTCCCGACGGGGTCAGCGAGCTCTAGGAGCTCACCAATGTCTGACGTTAAACCCCCTTCCGCCCGAGTCCGGGCATAAGTGGCCGTGTTGCCCGAAAGCAACGAGACCACCGAGGCCGGATCAGGTTTCCGGGGGAGATAACGACGGGCCCATCCGGTGGCAAAGGATCTGATCGACACCAGATCTGTTTCGGGTACCGGGAATTCTGACGTAAGAACTGTCTTATGGGACAGCAATGCATCAGATTCCTGGCGCCCGGCCCCAGTCGGGAGGGCACGGCCGAGCATACTCAGCTGTGCCCAAACCGAGTGGGACCGCCGGAGGTCCTGAGGGCAAGAGCGTAGAGCCCAGTGCTCGGGTGCCCTGGAGGAAATCCAGGAAGCCCGGCACTGCGAGGCCAACATCTTCATGTCGGCGATCGCGCACTCTATGCCCCTGCAGTCAGCAACCTTGGTGAGTCGATCCCGGACGTGGCGGTGCCAAACCGCCACGTCAGCTCGAACTCTCCGAGACTGCAGAGGGAGACCAATGCACGCAGCGACCGCGGCGTCCCAGGACCCTAAAAGGGTCCGGAGACGGTTCGGCTGCCTCCGCGCAGAAGGAACTCCCTTCGCAGACTCCTCAATTCCACC